TAAATACGTATTTGTTATGAAAAAAGCATCAGGTAAAAGTAATCTATCAATTGTAAAAGATTACGTCGAAGGCAACCGTCCATTTGTACAGTTTGGTTACGATCCCAATTTAAACAATAATAAACGCAAAGAAGGTGAAGAGTGGGAAGACTCACAAGGTAGAAAGTGGATTTGGAAAAATGGTGTAAAACGTAGAGTTCCAAAGAAAGCTAAAATTATCAACGAACAACGTTGTAAAGAATGTAATATGGATGTTCGGTGGGGGAATTATTTAGATGATCGTGTATGGCCAAAAACGGGCATGTGTTACGATTGTTATATTAATTTTCAAACCAATCTGAAATTGATTGGTATGTTTGAAATTTACAACGAACTTCAAGATTTGAAGAATGAACGTAGTATTTTAGAAGACTATAAGAAAAAATTTGAAGAAAGCAAAAAATTTTGTGAAGAAAATCAAGGTAAACCAGTTGAATTTTTAGAAGAAGATGGTTCTTTTGAACGATGGGAAGGTATTCAAGATTATAATAAAATACTAGAAGATTTAAATAAAGATTTGGAGTTACTCTATAAACGTTTAGAAGAACTAAATGCCAAAATAAAAGAGTACGAAGAACAATATGAGTCAGCAAAATCTCAGAGAAATAATAAAAAGTGAGTATAAGAAGTGTATAGAAGATCCTATATACTTCATGAAAAAGTACGTTAAGATTCAACATCCTATAAGAGGAACAGTTGGATTTGAACTATACCCATTTCAAGAAGAGGCTTTGGAAGAGTTTGTTGATAATCAATTAAACATTGTTCTTAAAAGTCGTCAGATGGGTATTAGTACTCTTACCGCCGCATATAGTTTGTGGTTAATGACGTTCCACAATGATAAGAATATTCTTTGTATTAGTATTACTCAAGAAACCGCAAAAGAAATCGTTACCAAAGTAAGATTTGCAAATGATAATCTTCCAAGTTGGTTGAAAGTTCCTTGTGTAGAAGACAATAGATTATCATTACGATTGAAGAATGGATCTCAAATCAAAGCGGTATCATCTGCCGGTACCGCAGGTCGTTCATCAGCTCTATCATTACTAATTATTGACGAAGCTGCATTTATCGATGGTATTGAGGAAATTTGGCTGTCTGCTCAATATACATTATCTACCGGTGGTAGAGCTATTATATTAAGTACTCCCAACGGCGTTGGTAACTTCTTCCATAAAACTTGGGTTGAAGCTGAAGAAGGTAAAAATAACTTCAAGACTATACGATTGCCATGGCATTTACATCCAGAAAGAGACCAGACTTGGAGAGATAAACAAACAGAATTGTCGGGTGTGAAAGGAGCCGCACAAGAATGTGATTGTCTATGGGGAGACTCTGTTGTTAGAGTTAAAGATAAATTGTCTGGAAAAGAATTTGATATTTCTTTGGAAAAGTTATATTCTGGGGATTTACAATTATATGTATAATACATGAATGTGATTGCGACTCATACGCATATGCCTAAAAATTATGCATCTATAGGATGGAATAAAATCAAACAACAATTAAGTTGTGAAACAGATTTATATTCAACCGAGGAAACAAAATCCGAATTGTTAAAAAACGATTATTATAAATTTTTATTTGGTCGTGCAAAGAATAGAACTTTGATGAAACAAAATCCAAAATTATACAAATCTATTCTTTTTCATACGGAGATTCTAGAAAAATCATTTAAACAACAACAAAGTTACAAGGGATGGTATAGTTTTTCGTACCGAATTCGTTTTATTGTTGAACATAACTACGATTTAATAAAATTGAAATGTCAATGTGGAAAAAAAATAACATGGACTAAATATTGTCGTAGATGTCCTGAATATCATAAAACCCAGACCGGTAAATCACACACTCCGGAAACAAAACAAAAAATGAGAGTATCCGCGTTAAAGTATCTATCAGAAACAAAAGGACAAATTATACCCCGTTATAACAAGAGATCAATACAACTGATAGAGGAATTTGGTAATAAACATGGATATACATTTAGACATGCTGAAAACGGAGGTGAGGTTTTTCTTAAAGAACTTGGTTATTGGTTGGATGCATATGATGAGAAAAATAACGTCGTGTTGGAAATATATGAAAAAAGACACTATAAAAATGGTAAATTGAAACAACGAGATTTCCAACGAGAAAATGAAATTAAAAATTTATTAGGGTGTAAATTGTTCACGATTGACATATGAATCATTCGAAAATTAAACTAAATACTAGATTTCAGATTTTGACTCCGACTGGATATCAGGATTTTTTTGGAATCAGAAAAGTAAAAAAAGATTGTTATTATACCATTTTATTGAGTAACGGAAAAATAATAAAATGTTCGGATAATCATTCATTTATTTACAACAACGTCGAGGTTCGATCTCATGATATCAGTATTGGATCAAAAATATCAGGAGTTGATGGTATAGAGGTGGTTGTTGTATCAATAGAAAAATTTGAAAACACGATTGATTTGTATGATATAGTAAATGTATCAGGTGGTAATATTTTTAATGTAGATGGAATTGTTTCACATAATTGTGATTTTTCTACTTCTGGTAATCAAGTTGTTAGTGTAGATGTTCTTGAGTTTTACAAACAAACATATTTAAAAGATCCTATAGAAAAACGTGGTAACAATCAAGATTTATGGATCTGGGATTATCCAAATTACAGCAAAAACTACATATTGACGGCGGATTGTGCTAGAGGAGATGGTGGAGATTTTAGTGCATTTCATGTTATTGACATTGAAACAATGGAACAAGTGGCTGAATACAAAGGTCAACTAACCACTAAAGATTACGGTAATTTATTAGTCAGTGTAGCTACTGAATATAATAACGCATTGTTAGTTGTAGAAAATAACAACGTAGGATGGGGAACTCTTCAACAGATTATAGATAGAGACTATCAGAATACGTTTTATAGTGCAACCGATCTTACTATTGTAGATGTAGAAAAGTCTTATAGTAATAAATTACACGCGCAAGATAAAAAATTAGTCGCTGGGTTTACAACAACGAGTAAAAATAGACCATTAATAGTGAGTAATTTAGAGTTATTTTTTAGACAAAAACAAGTTATAATCAAATCAAAACGGTTATACGAAGAATTGAATGTATTTATTTGGAACGGACCGAAAGCCGAAGCGATGAGAGGTTATAACGACGATTTGGTGATGTCTATTGGTATAGGATTATGGGTTCGTGAAACTGCTTTGAGGCTTAGAAACGATCAAATTGCATATAATAAAGCTATGATTTCTAAAATATCCAAAGTAACAAGTCCTGTAATATTACCTAGAGAAATTAGCTCTATACCGGATTATCAAAAGACACTTGAATTTTCCGTTAATGATAAAAAAGAAAGTTTAACTTGGTTATTGTAAATACTTATATAATAGAATAATATATGGCTGATCAATCATTTCAGGAATTAAGAAATCGTTCATTGTTTGCACGTTTGAAACGTTTGTTTTCAAACGATGTAATTGTTAGAAACATTGGCGGTAAAAAGTTAAAGGTAGTTGATACCGATGAAATTCAATATGCCACGGATCGTAATAGTTTAAGAGATCGTTTTAATAGATTACGTACTACTTCATATAATCAATATACCAGAGATTTCAATCTATCATATCAAAGCAGTCGTGTAGAACTATTTCGTGACTATGATACGATGGACATGGATCCAATTCTAGCATCTGCTTTGGATATCTATGCCGATGAATGTACCACGCGAGATGAAATGGGGGAAATTTTACAAATTAAATCCAGTAATGATGAAATTAAAAACATACTTCATAACTTATTTTATGATATTCTAAATATTGAATTTAATCTATGGAGTTGGACTCGGTGTATGGTTAAATATGGAGATTTTTATCTTCGTTTACATATTAGTCCGGAATACGGTGTATATATGGTTGAACCGTTAAGCACTTATTATGTCACCCGAGTTGAAAATGCACATTTGCAAAACAAAAATTTTGTAAAATTTCAAGTTAATCTTCCATATGGCAATAAAATGGAAGATCTTGAAAATTATCAAATTGCACATTTTAGATTATTAAGTGATAGTAACTTCTTGCCATACGGTAAGAGTATGTTGGAAGGTGCTCGTCGGGTTTGGAAACAATTGAGTTTGATGGAAGATGCAATGTTAATTCATCGTATCATGCGTGCTCCTGAAAAACGTATCTTCAAAGTTGATATCGGCAATATTCCTCCAAATGAAGTTGACAATCATATGGAACGAATTATGACTCAGATGAAAAAGGTTCCATATGTAGATCAACAAACAGGCGATTACAATTTACGTTTCAATTTACAAAACATGGTTGAAGATTTCTTCTTGCCAGTTCGTGGTAGTGATAGTGGTACAAGCATTGATAATTTGCCCGGATTGGAGTGGACAGGTACAGACGATATTGAATATCTTCGCAATAAGATGATGGCCGCACTTAAGATTCCAAAAGCATTTTTAGGATACGATGAAAGTTTAAGTGGTAAAGCTACGTTAGCGGCTGAAGATATTCGTTTTGCTAGAACGATTCAACGTATACAGAGAATTATTGTAAGTGAATTAAATAAGATTGCC